CTATGCCCAATCATGCAGCCGCTGTATCAAGGCGCGTGCGGCGGCGAATGTCATTGCACCATCATCGCCAAGGTTCGGGAAGGCGAGGCCGAAGCACAGTGGGAGAATGTCGAGAAGGGATACTTCTACGGCATCGCTCTCTGCATCGCAGCAATTGACGGTGCAGTAGATCCTTTGGCTGCTGTGCGTGCCCTAATGGCTGAATGACTCACGGAGAAATCATGAAACCAGCAATGTCCTATTCTGTGTACTGTCCCTGCGGCTGGGAACTAATCGAGAACCCCAAAGTCGTGATCGACGAATACGTCAAGCATCACAAGAAGATTTGCGAGGTGTGGACACGATGAAACAGCTCGTCGGCCGCTGGAAGTATTCGAAGAAGCGTGGCGCGTGGATCTGGAAGTGGAAGCGCCGCAAGGTCAAGACCCTGGAGATCCACTGATGAGTCACACGGAACAGCAGCAATACATCCAACATGTGAAAGAACTGTTCCCTGACTATTTCACCGGCAAAGACGTCCTCGAAATCGGGTCGCTGAACATCAACGGCACTGTTCGGGACTATTTCACTGACGGGAACCACGTCGGCGTCGACCTCGCTGAAGGCCAATGTGTCGACCTCGTGGCTCGGGGTGAGGAATTGAACTTCCCCGACAGATCATTCGACGTCGTGATCTCCTGTGAATGTTTCGAACACAACCCTGACTGGGAACCTACGTTCACAAACATGGTCCGGATGTGTAACGGCCTGGTCGTGTTCACTTGTGCCACGACGGGCCGACCGGAACATGGCACGAGCAACGCCTACCCGGACTGCTCCCCGTTCACTGATGACTACTACCGGAACCTCACGGCGGAGGATTTTGAGCATCTCCCGCTATCGAACTGGTTCAGCAGCTACGAGTTCGATGTGAACTATCAGTCGTGCGATTTATACTTCTGGGGTATTCGGCGACTACCCTGAACGCATGGATCGCGCGTTCATCCCCGGCAAACCCGTGCCGCAAGGATCGTTGAAGTTCATCAACGGTCACGCGATCCACGTCCGCGCAACCGACCTCGCAGTATGGCGAGCTGACGTCGCCAGAGGCTGCAAAGACTTCACCTACCATGAAGGCCCGGTCACGATCGGCCTGGTATTCGTGATCCAACGACCCAAAACAGTGAAACGGGAGCATCCCCATGTCCGACCGGATCTCGATAAACTCATTCGAGCAGTGCTGGATGGCCTCACGGGGGTTGGCTACCGTGATGACGAGCAAGTTGTCTCAATTGACGCGCAGAAAACCTACGGAAGTGAACCAGGAGTATTTATTGCACTTGGTCCGGTTACGGCAGGCGATTCGTGAGCGCGAAAGAACTCGCCCAGCTGCGTGACCTGGTGTGGGACAGGTGCGCCGGCCATTGCGAGAAATGCGGTGTCCCGTTGAGTCGGGAGATGTTCGCGTTGCATCACCGGAAACTGAAATCACGGGGCGGGAAAGACACGATCGAGAACCTGGTGGCCTTGCATCACTACTGCCACAACATGGGGACGAACTCGGTTCACATGAATCCTGAGCAGGCCACACTGGACGGTTTCATGGTCGCGTCATGGGACGATCCGTTAGCCGTTCCTGTTACAATTGGGGACGGAAGCCGTGTGCATTTACTCACGGATGGGACATATCTAGAGTTAGGGACAAGCCATGACCGAAGCGAAGATCACGCTCGTTGGTAACGCCGGGAAAGACCCCGAGATCCGTTTCCTCACCGATGGCACACCAGTCGCCAGCGTCTCAGTCGCACACACCGAACGCAAGAAGCAGGGCGACCAGTGGGTCGACGGGGAAACGATCTGGTATCGGGTGACGTGCTGGCGGGAACAAGCCGAAGCACTCGTCGAGGGTGTGAAGAAGGGCGATCAGGTGATCGCTGTGGGGAAGTTCAAGATCGGGTCGTTTGAGAAGGACGGCGAGACTAGAATGGTCCCCGAGGTTGTCGCTGATCTTGTTGGTGTTGTGTGCCGTCCGGCAAAGAAGGCATCGAAGGAGGCTGGACCATCGTGGTGAAGTTCAAGAAGCACATCAAGTTTCGGAAACTCACCATGCAGAAGATCCTGGTCGTCCCTGAGACGATCGCGGTTTCCCAGGCCGATCTCCCCATCGACGAGTAGCCATGTATCGGGACAAGGTTGACGGCGTGGACCACACGGAATATGTCACGATCCCGTGGTGCAAATGCGGTTGGCGGGATTTCGCCGAAAACAAGACCGAAGCGTGGATGAAGATCGGTCGGCATCGGCACAAGGTTCACGGGATCGATGTACGCATCGCTTATAGCGCGTACCATAAAAGGACCGAACGCCGAAAAATCGCAGCGTGACCCACGCCACAACCACCACAAAATAGCAGTCCTAAGGAACCGTAAATGGGCAGGAAAGCCGACCCCGAACGCGATCAGGCAATCGTCGCCTACCGATCAGAAGGCATGACCTACGAAGCGATCGCAGCCCTCGTCGGCATGAGCCCCACCGGGGTACAGCAAGCGTGGGACCGGATCATGGAAACCCACATCAGCGAAACCGTCGAACAAGCCAGGAAGCACGACCTGGAGCGGATCGACTGGGCTATGGGGTTCGCTCGTCAGGATGTGATGAATGGCAAGGCGCGAGGGATTGAGAACTGGTGCAGGTTGCTGGATCACAGGGCGAAACTGTTGGGTTTGTATGCGCCGCAGAAGCAGGAAGTGACGGTATGGACGAATGACAACCTTGGCGACGAACTTCAATTCTGGCTTGACCGACTTAATGCCGTTGATACGAGCAGCAGCGACTTGGGAGATCGACCAAGCACGTAACGAGCAGAAGGCACCAGAAGGCGAGTGGTCCGTTTGGTTGTATGTCGCTGGTCGTGGTGCAGGGAAAACTCGTACTGCCGCTGAGTGGTTAGCAAAGCAGGCAATTGTTAATCGTGAGACACGGTGGGCGATTGTGGCACCAACGTTTGGTGACGGTCGTGACACATGCGTTGAAGGCGAGTCAGGAGTCCAATCAGTCCTTAACCGTTACGGCGCTATACGGGCTTACAACCGATCACAGGGACAGATACGCCTCCGCAACGGAAGCATTATTCAAATCTTTAGCGGTGAAGAACCAGAACGCCTACGCGGACCGCAGCATCACGGCGCATGGGTCGATGAACTCGCAGCGTTCCGCTACGCTCAGCAGGCGTGGGATCAACTGCAATTTGGTCTAAGACTTGGCTCACACCCAAGAACCGTTGTAACAACAACACCAAAACCGCAACCGTTATTGAAGCGGTTGATTGGTCGCACCGATGGAACCGTCGTTGTCACCAGAGGCTCCACATTTGATAACGCAGCGAATCTGGCACCAAGCGCACTGGCTGAATTCGTTGCACGCTATGAAGGCACACGGCTGGGCAGGCAAGAACTGCATGGCGAATTGCTAGAAGATGTTGACGGTGCCCTGTTCACCCGCCAGCAGATCGACGACAACCGCGCCGACAAACCCATCGGCAGGATCATGTCCACCGTGGTGTCCGTCGACCCCGCCGTCACGAACAACGACAGCAGTGACGAAACCGGAATCGTCGTGTGCGCCTCCGACGATCAAGGCAACGGGTATGTCCTCGCGGATCTCACGATGAAGGGCCGACCCGACCAATGGGCCAGGGCAACGATCGACGCGTTCGACCAGTGGAAATGTGACTGCATCGTGGTCGAGGTGAACCAGGGCGGCGACATGGTCGCCCAAACGCTACGCACCGTCCGAAGTTTGCTGCCGATCAAGGAAGTCCGGGCAACAAAAGGCAAACGCCTCCGCGCCGAACCAATCGCCGCCATGTACGAGCAAGGCCGCATCCACCACGTAGGCACATTCCCGCAGCTCGAAGACCAAATGTGCACCTGGGTACCCGATGACGGGAAGTCACCTGACCGCCTCGATGCGATGGTCCACGGCTTCACCTATCTCACGTCTCGCGGCATGAGTCAAGGGTTCATCGCACAAATGGGTATTATGTGCGAAGCGTGCGGAACACCAAATATCCGTGGCTCCGTTTCTTGCGTATCGTGCGGCTCAACATTGAAGGTGGATTATGGGATTGCGTGAACGAGTCGCCAAAGCACTCCTACCCGCTGGGGCATTGACGCAGACCGAACAGCAGATCGCGCAGCAGGTGCCGGCGAGTGGTACGACTGCGACTCCATTGGATCGCGCACCAGAGGATTACACGGTCCCGTTCGCGCCAGGCAGGCCGCTGATCCCGGCACTGATCAACCCTCCGCGTGAGGATGGCCGCGCCGACCCGAGACGCTACGAATACCCGGTCGCCTGGAACTTGCAGATCACGGAAACCCGCGACGTCCCATTCCGCACATTGCGCCAGGTTGCTGACGGTGCTGACCTGGTCCGTAAATGCATCCAGGTTGTGAAGAACCAAATTTCAGGCATGGATTGGGACATTGTGCTCACGCCTGAAGCGGTCGAACGGATCCAAACCGAATCGTCCGGTGTCGGATCTATTCAGGCGTCAAAGATCGCCCGGCAGCAGTTGATGCCCGAGATCCTGCGGTGTAAAGAGTTCTGGAAAATGCCCGACCGCATCAACGGCATGTCCTTCACTGAATGGGTCGGTGTCGCCCTGGAAGAAATGCTCGTTATCGACGCGTTGTCGATTTACCCGAACAAGACCGTCGACAACGAGAACCTTCACAGCCTGGAGATCCTCGACGGGTCAAGCATCAAACCACTCCTCGACGATCGTGGCGGTCGACCACTTCCCCCATACCCAGCATTCCAACAAATCCTGTGGGGTTTCCCGCGCGGAGAGTTCACAGCTAGCGCTGACGCGGACGGCGAGTTCAGTATCGACGACCTGGTGTACGCGCCTCGCACCCGCCGCACCTACACACCGTACGGCTATTCAGCGGTCGAGCAGGCCCTGCCAGTGATCGACTTGTATATGAAGCGGATCCAGTGGCTCAGGACGGAGTTCACGGACGGGGTCACGCCCCAGGTGTTCCTGCTGACGGACGCGATGTACGGGAACAATCCTGAATTGTTGCGCGCCTACGAGCGTGTGTTCAACGATGACATGGCTGGCAAGATGGAGGCTCGTCGCCGCGCCAGGATCCTGCCTGAAGGTATCCGCCCAGAGTTCTCACCATCACCAGACAAACTGTTCGATCCCGCGATGGACGAACTATTGGTGAAGATGATCACGGGCCATTTCGGTATCGGGCCGACACAGGTCGGGTTCGCCCCAAAGGGCGGCCTGGGTGGTGCCGGTGTGCAGAAGGGCGAGGGCCAGTCGAACGAGGAAATCTCGCTCCTGCCAACGATCATCTGGCTCACCGACCTGCTGAATCAACTCTCGTACCGGTTCCTCGGGATGCCGAAGGATCTCACGTTCCAGTTGTCTCAGGGATCCAGCGAGGACGACACGCAGCAAACCACGAACGCTGTCGACAAATACAAGGGCGGCGTCACAACCCTCAACGAAACCCGTGACGGGTTGGGCCTACCGCTGCTGTCCTTCCCTGAAGCGGACATGCCGCTGATTTTGAACACGATGGTCCCGTTGGCTGACGTGGAGGAACTCGTTTCGGGCCAGGATGCGACGGGTGAATCTGAGGACGTTCAACCCGTGAGCGGGTCGATGAAACCGCAGGTTGAGGGTGAGCAGGGCCAGCAGGGAGACATGACCGAACCCGATAAGTCGGTGAGCCTCGCATCAATCGAGTTGGC